CAGGCTCTACAGATATTCAAGTCACTGTTACAACAACAGATATTAATATTGATAGCACCACAACTTCTACATCTACAATCGTTAATGTAACTAAAACTAATATTAAAACAAGAGCTGGTTCACCACAAGTAAGTGATGGATCAAATGTATTAATTATATCTAATCAAAATAATATTGGATTAACAGGCTTTGCTCCAAGCACATCGTTTGATGCTAGTAAAACTATTCTTCAAACAGCCGGAGTTATTTCAGTTAATGCGCAACAAACACGAATTCGAACTGCGATACTTGATTTCAAATTTGTACCTGCTGGTGATACTTCACTTTCCGCAGCCGATGCAGAAACTTTAACTGAACTTAATTTCCTAGGATTACTATTTAATCAAACAAAGAAATTATTATTTAGAATAGGAAATACTGATTCAGTAAAATCTACTTTTGATATTTCCGTAACTTCCAAAAATACAGATTTATTGAATGCTATCTCATTATCTTATGATGATATAACTTATTCTAATGCTTTGACCATACAAAATGTTGAATCAAATACAATTACAGAATGTATCTATATTAAATTTGATTCAAATATTGTAAATTATCTAGGCGCAGGGACATTCTTAATAAACGTGGAGAAAACCAATGAGTAATTTATATACAAATACAGGTATAGTAGACGAATGCTGGAACTCGCGCGGTATTATAACCCATAATTTTATAACTAAAAATATGGTTATGACCGATAGAAATGTTCTCTATGCAATTTTTAGAGAAAATGGTTGGGATAAAGATATTAAAATTAAAATGTCAGATGATAATGGTTTTACATGGAAAACTGTTAAATCACTATCAGATCCGGGGGGAACGTTACGTCTTTTAACTAGTGAAGGTAATTCAAGTGGTCCAATAATGCATCTAGCATTAACTAAGACTGAAAATGGAAGAGAAGAAAGTCTTATAATGTATGTTGGAAATAAATATGTTTCCGATCCTTTAACAAATGAAACAGATTACAGAATATCTTATGTAGAATATACTATTAAAGAAGATAATACTTTAGAATCAGCAACTATTGGAACATTACTTACAGGACAAGATTTTGCTGTTTTTGATATATCTACGAATAATAATTCAATTTACGTAACATATGCCTCATACAATAGATTATATACAAGAAAATATTTTCACGATGCTCCAAATATAAATGTTGGCAGTGGTATATTTTTTGATGGAACAGATAATTGGTTTAATTTATTTAGCACATATTTAAATCAAGATGAAACTATAGATATTTTAGGTGTAAGAAATTATGGAAATCAGCAATTAACTTATGTAAGATTTGATTATCAATCTTATAATTTTACAAATCCAGTAAAAATTAGAGAAACATCTGAAATTGATATTGAAGATATAAGTATTGGAAGAGATGGTTATGGTAATCTTTTAGTTCTTTGGCATGAAGTTCCATTTGATAATACTTATAGTAAAATTTTCTGGTCAATGTCAAAAGACAACGGAGTAACCTGGTCAACTCCTTCGGAAATAATTGGCGCATCAAATAATTCTGATTTTATAGATGCACCATTAAATAAACCTACATCAAGGACAACACTGCTGAGCGGTATTCAAGGTTTTCTTATTGGTTATGTTAGAAACAGAGAAAATATTGGAACAGCTTATGTAAGAACTTTAATTTCATATGATGGAAATACTTATATATTATCTGATCAAAGAGTAGCTGCGTCGCATCCAACAAAAGATGTTACAGGGATTAGATTCTTTCAACCTGCAAGCAATGCTAAAATAAATATGGATAATGTTGCTAATGTAAGATTTGCTTATCAATTAGGTCAAGGAAATGATGCAAATGGTCTTGATACTATTCCTGTTTACTTTGGTCAAAAATTATTAAGTGACGAAGCATACACTGATTCTTTGTATTTATTAAGAGAAATAGATACCCCACTTCAAAATCAATTACTTTGTTCATTTAATTTAATTGGTAGTACTTCAGAAAATATAGATTATTATAATCAAGGATTAATTGGAAATATAACCAATAAATACATTTCTGCCTTCGAACGTTTTGGAACATCAATAGAATTAGTTAGATATGAGCCGTTAGGGCAATCTTATTTAGATAATAAATTAGCTTATTCTAAATTTGAAACTATTTTTGCTAGAGTATTTTTTGATGATTTAAATTATTCTCTACCACAACCAAGTGGTAATGATAACTTTGTTGAGTATATCGAAAGAGATACTAGACAAATACATATTCCACCTAATATACACATAGGTAGAAATTTTATAATTAACTTAGGAAATAAACTTAAAAGAACAGTTTGGTTATTAAAATTCGCTGGTAATGAATATGAAGTAACTCAACTTGTTCCAAAGTTTGTTGACAATCAAATTGCATATTATACAGCTAATGCATATGTAGTAGGACCTTCTAGGGACCCATTCTCTAGAGTTATTTTACCATCGGAGACATAAATGGCTACTTTTAATTCAACAATAACATTTTCATTACCGGAAGATATAGGCTCGGATGTATTAGAATTACATGAGAGTTCTACTCAAAGTGGTAATTATACATTATTAGAAACAACTTCTTATGAGTATGGCATCACCGCATTTGATGCAACTCAATTAGATGATTCTAAATGGTATAAAATAAGATTTCACAATAGTATAGAAAATACATACAGTGCTTTTTCGGACCCAGTATTTGGTGGAACTTATGCTTCTGCTGCACCATTTTTAGCAGTTACTAGTTCAACATCTGGTGCTAACTATGCTACTGTTCAAGACGTATATGAATTTGCTAATTTAACACCAGAGGATATTCCATCATATAGAGTATCTGCTGCTCTAAAAAGAGCTCGTGCAGTTATAGATTTCAGAACATCTGAAATGGATTTTGAACGTTTCCAAGAATTTGATACTGACACTGCTCGCCGCAAATACAATGCTTCATTAAGAATATTAAAAGAAGCAGAAATAAACATAGCTTTAGGTAATCTATATCAGAATTTATCTGATGATAGAATTATACAAAATATGCGCGAGAACGCTTCTTCTAAAGTAGGCAGTGTATCTATAGGTAACACAACTTTAGCTGGTGATGATCTTGCTGATAGAAATGAAAGCATACTTTTCTTGGCAACACTTTCTTCTCGTTACTTTGCTCAAGGAGAACTACTTCTTGCTAGCTTAGATACTAATAGCGTTAGATTGACTGGCTATGATCTTGCCGTACGTGTACCCAAGTTCCGTTATCCATTCAATGGATGGGCATAATGGCTTTAAATACATGGAAAGCGATAATAGCATTAACAGCACTAGTAGCAGTAAGCGTTCTTATGGGAATTGGCGCTATTGGCACCGGCGAAGGCATGCCCATTATAACGTTGATTGTGGGATATGTCGTTGGGAACGGTGTCGCGGCGAAACAAGGGATTAATGCTGAACCTATTATTCAAAAGAAACGTGACTCCAACTAATACCATTTCTAATATTATAGATAGTTCTTCTAGATACATTAAATATCTTAGATAGTTCTTCTTGAGAAATACCTAACTGATACATCTCTCTAATCTTTTTAACTTGATAATCAGTTAATTTGGCGTTACCATTTTTTTCACCAGTTTGATCGGCTGCTCTACCTTTTTTATGCATGTCAATAATATTCTCTCTTTGTGTCGTTAATTTTATATGTTCTGGATTAATACAACTTGGATTATCGCACTTATGCATAACTACCTTACCTTTAATATCTTCTTCGGAAGTATTATAAAATAACATGTATGCTAACCGATGCACTAAACGTGTTTGGTTTTGATAACCCATTGTACCATAGCCATCACGATCTTTGCACCCTTGCCACTCCCAGCAGCCAGTGCTATTATTGATAACCGTGGTGTCTAGTATATTTTCTAACTTATTACCTTTTCTACCTCTTGCCATAATCTCCTCACTTTCTACATCTATAGTATACCACAAAAGTTGCACTCTAACAAAAAACATGATACTATAGAGATTGCTTGAAGATTGATCAACAAACTAACAAGCAATCAAATAATAATAAGATTGATAGATTGATAGGAGTCCCCCATGGAAGTAACAGGAAAGATAGCCAAAGAGCCAGCAATCCGAGACAAGGTAATATTCTCAGCAATTAAAATAGACAATGTAAACAATCCAATTCAAATAGTTTTATTTAGAAAAAACAGACCCGCCGCATTAAGTGAATTTCTATCCAATGCTAAACTGGGAGATGAAATTACTATTATAGCAAAGGCAGAGAAGAATCCCTACAATAACGAAACACAATATATTATAAATAACATTCTCAATGCCGAGCAAACAGAGGAAAATACACCTTGTCCAACAGTTTTTTAGGATGATATATGTGGGCTAATTTACTAAGAGTTTTAGGAAGTGCAGCATTTCGTGCAGAATTAAGATCTGCTGCTAAAGAAATCTTATCAAAGTATGGATTATCAACATCTAAAAAATTCTTTGGTGAACTTTCCCAGCAGCAATTAACAACATTATCAAAACAAGAATTTCTTGATTTAGCAAAGAATTCCGCACAAAAAACAACATCGCAAATAGTAGATGAAAAACTATTTAGCAAATCAAATGCTAGAAAATTAGCTGAGATAAGTAATAAAGGAATTGATTATGTAGAAGGTCAAACTCGTAAATTCTTAGAGAATCAATCATTAAGATTATTGAATCAAAGATATGTCGATGCTTTAGGTAGAAGTGGAGTAGACGCTTCCGGCAGAAGATTAGTTCCTAAAATAAGATCAAAAACATACGTAAAAGCTAGAGGCGTTGCTTCCGATACGCTAGAAGCTGCTCTATTTCCAACTAGACCAGCACAAGCCTTTGGTGTATACTATGTTAGAGGTGTACTTGGAGAAGGCACAGCCAATGCACTCAATTCATTATTATTAGGAACCCCCCGAGCTGCACTAGCAACTCCCCGAGCAAGAGCATTTATAAGAACATTGCAAGAAGAAGTAAGATATTTACGAACAGTAGGTCAAGTTAAAAGCGCCTCACAGTTAGCCAAAGCTATTAAAAAAGCAGAGGCAGCTGGTCGCAATTTATATGGTCCACAAGATCCACTATTAACTTCTAAAATAGCTGGATACATATCTGGTAGGTTAACTGTCCCTCTCGCCGCAAATTATGTTTTTGTTGATAAAGATGAACGCAAAAAGAACATAGAGAAATTCCAAAACAGTATCAAGCCGTATGCAAAGAACAAAATAAGAGTTTGGGTTGATTCTTATACGCGTGAAGACGGTACTAGAGTAAAAGGACATTATAGACAACTAGAGGTTGCCGCATGAAATCAATATTTAATGAATCACAATTAAAAGCAATTGAATTACTCGCTAAAGGCGGAATGCAATACATAGATATAGCAAAAGAATGTGATGTGACTGCAGAGACACTCAGGCAATGGAGACGTGATGAAAATTTTCAGGATGAGGTAAGGAAACGTTGCAGAGAGTTACTAAAAGATATGGAACCACTGCTTTATAATCTTGCTTTAAAGAAAGCGCAAGAGGATGGCTCATGGCAGCATATAAAGCTATTACTTGGTAGAATAGAGCGTTTAGAGGATATCGCTGAAGGACGCGGACAAGACTATAATATAATGTTCAGATGGAAAGAGGATAAAGATGTTTGAGCTCCCCAAAACATATACTCAGGGAATGGAAGAGATAGTTGCCTGGGCTAATAAAATGAATGAAGATATGTCAAAGAGATTTATGTTAGACCTATACAAGATATACATGGAATGGAAGTATGTCATTGAGACTGCTCCGGTACAAGAAGAGGATAACAATGCCTAACCTAGAAACATTAAATGCAGATACTGATGAGTTTAAGTGTCTTGATTGTAATGAAGTATTTATATTAGATATAACAACAGGACATGTGTGTAATGAAGAAAATACCAGCCCTGAATGATCCAAATGTAGCCCAATTCACTTTGGTCTCCATCACGTTACCCGCCTTTAGATGCTGTCATTGTGATAGACTAGTCTCCTCAACTATGCACCGCTGTGGTAACGAGAAGTATGATATCGTAGATAAAGATACTTTAGAAAGAGATAATGAAGACAGTTGAACTGGAATACTCCCCTTATGATTACCAGCGCGCTGTTCATTTTGATGATCATCGTTATAAGTTGATTGTTGGAGGTAGGCGAGTAGGTAAGTCCAAGATGGCTCTGATGGAGCTTATAAAACATTGCCTGGAATTACCGAAAGCCAACGCCTGGTGGGTTGCTCCCACTATCAGTATGGCTCGTGAGATCGGATGGGAAGAATTTAAGGAATATCGTGATGATCTAGAGCCAGCTATAGAATCTGTTCATGAGACTTTATTAAGAGTTAAATTTAAGAATGGGTCAAGTATTTCCTTTAAGGGTGCTGACAATGAGCGATCACTTCGTGGACGAGGCTTGACTTATCTTGTAATTGATGAGGCTGCATTCATTGATCCAGACATATGGACCCGTGCTTTGCGCCCAGCTTTATCAGACCGCAATGGTAAAGCAATGCTAATATCAACACCCAATGGCCGTAACTGGTTTTATTCGCAAGCTGCCGTGGCAAGCAATGATGAGATGTGGTTGTATGACCACTGGCCAACCTGGAAGAATCCTTTAATCACCGAGGATGAACTTAGGCAAGCCGCTCAGACAGTATCAGAAATGGACTTCCGGCAAGAATACCTTGCTGAGTTCATAACTAAAGAAGGATTAGTATATGATGGCTTCAGTGAAGAAAACATTATCGATCCTGGCTTTCCCTCTGCTCATGACTGGGATATTTATCTTGGGATGGACTTCGGTTATGCTAACCCAACTGCGGTATCTTTCATGGCAGTCAATAATATCCAGCAGCAAATAATCCAATTTGATGAATTATATGTGACAAGGAAAAGTATTGATCAAATAGAGGAATTAATTGTAGAAAAACTTGCAGAACACAAGTTAAGTAGAGACTCAGTAAAAGAAATACTGACAGACCCAGCTGGCAATGCTGCTGAACTATCGTCTGGTATTTCGCCAGTTGACTTCCTCCGCATGAGCCCATTACGTTGGCATGTATCCAATAAAGGCTCTGAAATAGCTCCAGGAATCGCTCTCGTGCGTTCATTTATCAAATCAGCAGATGGAACACGTAGATTCTTTGTTACTAATAACTGTAGAGAAACTATAAGATCTTTATCTGGCTATACCTACTCAAAGGAGAGTCAGAGATATGAAACAATTAAAGAAGAGGCATTGAAAGATGGCTTGCACGATCATATGTGCGACGCTATCCGATATTTCTTCGTTAATGTCTTTAGCCAAAATAAATGGATTGCCGAGGTACCTGAGCAGTATAATTATGGTGTAGACTTACAGTCTAAGCAAAGGGTTGTCATGAAAAGATGTCAAGTCTGTAAATCAAGCTTCCCCAGTAAAACACCAAAACATCAACCGCCCTACATATGCAGAAAGTGTAATGGAGAATAACAATGCCTACTAATTTTTCATCATGGGACAATCTTCCCATCTCAATGACACAGCGAGCCTTTTCAGAGACATTTAATCTTGAAGAGAAGGAACGCAAAGAAGCCGCCGAAAAGAATAAGAATTATTACTACGGCAAACAGGAAAATGATGTTGTTCTAATGAACGAAGACGTCAATCCTATTTCAATGAACATTACAAAGCCAGTACTGCACAAAAGATGTTCAATGCTTTATGCAAGACCTTTGGTTAGAGAGTATGATGGTCCTGCAGCCTCTATTAATTATTTAGAGCAAGTTTACAAAGATAATAAAATTGATTCATTGCTCGGGAAAGTAGATCTTTATGCTGAACTCACCGGAAGCGTTCTTATTCATCCCACTATTGACGAGAACCTTCCTTCTAAACTCCGACTGGTACTCTATGATGCTACTGAATTTTCTGCTGTTGGAAATGATAATGATCCTAATACAGCTGATGCCATTTCTTTGGCACGCATTATTACGAGGCTTGTGGACGGAGCACCCGTAACCAGTGATGGTCGCCGCCAGCCTCAAATAGAAAAGACAATTCTACAGCAAGTATGGACAAATGATTCTGTAACTCTATACGAGGGTCAGAATATGATTACATCAGAAAAAAATGAACTCGGCTTTCTGCCATTCATAAATTTCCAGGGTGAGGAAGTACACAATAGCTTTATCGGATTTCCAGTAGCTACAATCGTCCGTAAATTAAATTCTCATATTAATCAATTACTCACACACATTGGATACACCATTAAGATGCAGTCAGGTACTCCAATTGTTTTCAGTGGTTTTAAATCAGGTGAAACAGTGGTTGTTCACCCCGGTAGAGCAATCAATGTTCCAGAAGGTGCATCAGCTGATGTGCTAAACTTAGATCCACAAATAATTGAATCATTAGAGTTTATTAAGTACTTGGAGGATCGCTTGTACACTACGTCCAGCGTGCCTCGTATCTCCGTAGAAGGCGGAGAGGGCCAGTCAGGGCGGGAACTGATGGTGCGGTGGTTCCCGCTCTGGAAGGTCTTCCAAGAAAAGGCTAATCGCTACTCATTATACGAATTGCAGCTAGCTAATCTGATCTTGACTATTGCAGGACTTCAACCATTAAACGATCTTAAGGTTAATTGGCCAGAAGAGTCTATTCTACCGTTCTCTTCCGAAGAAGAAAACCTTGAAAGAGACATTAGTTTGGGTATTAAGTCCCCAATCGATGAAATTATGAGAAGAGATCCTCATATGACTGAAGAAGATGCTCAAGTTGAGTATTTAGTAAATTTAAATCAAAATAGTCTACTCAATGGAGGGCAATAATGGCTATTCAAAGACTTAATTATGATAAATTAATATCTGGCGCGGTATCAAACGTCATACCTTATAATCAATATAAGCAATTTAATTCAAGTGGATCAACTTTTACTGTTGGTAGCTTTGAACAAGACTCTGCTAGTTTTAGACCATCTCCACGATCATCTTTTAACCCCTATTTGGTACCACTATTAAGCAAGAATCTTGGCTTAGGAAGTTTTAGCGCTTTAGGTTCAGGCGGTTTCTCACAAGTGCTTACCGCATTAGAATACAGTCAATTTCCAGAAGATGAACTAACTAAAGCGTTCTCCCAGGCTGAGGCATATAGATCTTTTGCTGCACCAGGGATAGCAGTTGGTACGGCTAGATTAGCTGGAACCGCTCCGGCATATGAAAGAACAGCACTCGGCGCCACTGTTAGTGCAGGCGCTTTTGTACAAAGTCCCAACATAAAAAAATTAGGATATTCAGATTTGGTAAGCAGGGGTGCTTTACCGGCTTATGAAATAAGTCAAGCCAGAGGGAATCTTGTTTCACAAGCACGTGGGTTAACATATACCGAAAGAATTGGACTTGCAGATGTATCACTGGTATTTGGCGGTGTTCCATTAGCAGAAGAAGTAGCTATACAAGATGTTCCTAAAATCTATTCTCCGGCAGAATCAATTCTTGGCGGGAAAATACCCAGTCCAAAAACAATAACTCAAACTCCAAGTAGAGCTCAAACAGATTATTACCAATCATATGTTTCGAGTTTGCCAGGATATACTCAAAGAGCACTAGAAGCTTATACTCCGGGTACAAGATCTGGTTTAGCTGCACTGGCTGGAGGAAGTGTTTCTCAATACGAAACATATGCAGGCGCTAGAACTGGAGCTTTAGGCCCGACTCAAACAAGTGGTAACTTGGCAGTAGATATTACTGCTGGTTTAGCTAGAAATGAATATCAGCAACAAGTTATAACAGCTACTAAAATTCCAGAAGTTGCAACAATTCTCAAAGGCAGCACAACTAAAGCCTTTGCAACATTATCAATGCTGCCGATGGCACCAAGTCCTTATGGTGAAGTTCAACTTAAGTCATCACCAAGCCCTTATGCTGAAACTCAACTTAAGTCAGCATCAAGTCCTTATGCTGAAACTCAACTTGGGAAACTAGGACCTGGTGTAGCTCTACCCTCAGCTGCAGTAACAAAATTGCAAGCACAGGGCCCAATAAAAGTAACAACAGTATCTATTCCAACGTTAACTAGTTCATCAACTGGTCAAGCACTTCCAAGGCAAACAACAGCAGGCTATATCGAGTATGCTGCTGTTAGAGAGCTAGCTGGAATAATTCAACTGGATAAAGAAGTTTATAAGTATAAAGATAGCATTGTTACATTTGATTTATTTTATCCAAAACCAACTTTATTACCAAGATAATTAATATTGTGATATAATTATTACTATTAATGTAGGCTAGATGCCGAATATCCCTGGAGGATAAATGGAAGAAGTAAATTCCCCTGAATCATTCGATAGAAAATATGTTCAAGAGCTACGAGCAGAGGCTGCAAAGTATCGCACTGAAGCAAAGGAGCTTAAGACAGAAATCGAACAATTAAAATCGCTAGACGCGCAAATCAAAGCAGCTCGTGTTGAGAATGAACTAATAAGGAGAGGCATCGAAGCTGACCCTAATTGGATCACAATCAAAGACGGACAAACTCCGGCAGAAGCAGTGGATAAATTCCTGGAGAAGTATCCTGTTTTTCATGGAGAGACCGAACAAAGTGTTGAACACAAACCGGTCCCTAAGGCAATCGGCCCAAATCAAAATAATGTTACGTCACCTGCAGCAGTACCAAATGGTACTTTAGGTACTCGTGGACTGGACGAAATTAAAAATGATCCAGCCGCAAGAAGTAATCTTAGAGATTTGTACCGAGACTTACTTAGAACTTCATCAAATCATTCAGAAATGTAAAGGATAACAAATGGCAATTTCAAATAGTACTACACTAAATGACCTCGTCGGTCAGATCGTGTCAGCTGACGCACAGTCCGCTGCCTATGCCAACCGCGTTATGCGTCCTTTGGTTCGTGGCTACGCTGTTCCACCCGGAGCAGGTTCAATCGTAGTTCCAAGATTCCAGAGCGTTGCTGTCGGTTCGCTCACAGAAGGTGTCGCACCTTCTTCAACAACCATGAACACAGATGGTGTTACTCTAACACCCGCTGAGCGTGGTACCTACGTCCAAATCTCAAAGCGTGCACTCCATGCCGATCCTTTCCAGGATCTCGCTCCCTACGGTGATCAGCTTGGTCGCGCCCTCGCCGCAGACGAGGATGCTCAAATTCTTGGTGAAATGAATAGCTTCAGCGTTCACTTGAATGACACAAGCAGCGACATTTCACTCCAGACACTTTACCAGGCTATCGCCTACGTTGAAGGCGCTAACATTCCTGGACCATACTTTGCAGTTTTCCACCCCTACAGCTGGGCTAGAATCCGTGCATCACTCGCTGATGCCGCTACCTACGCTAGAGTCGGTACAACAACTGTAGAAGGTTTCGGTCAGGGTTTCACCAATGCTAATGGATATGTCGGTTCACCATTCGGTATCCCATGCTTCATCAGCACACAGGTTCCCACCGATACCGGTTCAACACCAAACCGTCGTCACAATATGTTCTTCAGCCGTGAGGCCTTTGGAGCAGCTTGGATCAAGGACATTGGTATTGACGTTGATGACAACGTTGTTTCCCGCGCAATCGACTTGATGGCATGGTACAGCTTTGACTCAAGCATACTCGTAGACAACTACGGCGTAATCATGGAAGACAACTTGGCCTGATAAGGAGATATAAATGGCTACTACAAAAACATACGGAAGCCTTATAACTAAGGCATTTAACAAAGAAGTAGACTTTGATACTGATACAATTAAGGTAGCCCTAGTATCTTCATCCTACACACCAAACCAGGATACACATGATTACTGGGATGATGTTAGTTCCAATGAAGTATCGGGTACAGGTTATACTGCTGGTGGCGCAACACTTGCTAGCAAGACCGTTACCTATGATTCAGGTACTAATGTCACAAAGTTTGACGCTGCTGATGTTAGCTGGACTTCATCTACTATTACTGCAAGATACGCAGTAGTATATTTGGATACCGGTACCGCATCAACCAGTCCACTTATTGCTTATGTGGACTTTGGCAGCGATCAATCATCTTCCAGTGGTACGTTCCAAATTGTGTGGGACAGTGCTGGGATCTTTACCACAACAGCTGACTGAGTGGTATAATGGACGCAGTAATTCAGGTAGAGGCCTCT